TGTAAAGTATTCATCATCTTGTTCTAATAATATAGAACGATATTGTGCGTAAGTAGCTTTAGTTGCTAATTTTGAATCATTATTTGTATCCAAATCTACTGAACCACTTGCAAATTTATGGCCGTAGGCAATTGCAAACTGAACAGCTGCAGCTGAAGATGATGCTGGATTTAGATTATAAACATTAACATAATAATTTTTTGAATCTGATGTTTGAGTTGCTAAACCTTCAGTTGAAGAAGCTGTAAAATATGAATTTAAACTTCCAGTATCACCACTCCACATACCAGTAGTTACAATTTCTACTTTGCCAGTCACTTGATCAAATTCACCAAATCTTTTGTAAATACCAGTATTAATGTTTCCGCCTTGAGCACCTAACTTATCACCACCAGTTAAGTATTGGTTGATAATTGTTGATAATTGCTCAGATGTTAAACTACCTTGTTGTGCGTTTAAATACGCGGTTAATTCTTGGGTTAAGTTTACACCAGCTTGTCCTGTAATTTGTGCCATATCTTTATTTTCTCCGTTTTATTATGTTGGTTGTACATAAGTAACTGTCACTGGAATTGATTGTGATCCTCCAGTTTCGTTACCATACACCGTTATTGTTGTCTTAATTGTTGTTGTAATATTTGGATTTGGAATGAAAGTAAATGATATTCCTCTTTCCACAGCCGCTGTTGTTGTAATTTCATCACCTAAAAATACTGGTACAGTACCGCTACCTGCTGCTAAACCACTACCAACAATAGAACCTGCGTTTTTGTTAGCAAGTACTAATGTATATCCAGCTTGAGTATTTCCAGAAGGAGATGTTGTTGGTGTAAGTGCAACTTGACCTGAATTTTGATTTACAGAAATTGATGGAACACCAAATTCGACTTTTGGAATTTTAACTGTACCTTTTGGTAAGGTAACTAATTTGTATCTTAACACTTGTGTTTCATCAGGAGATGCTTCGGTTACAGGAATTCCCAAAATAGCTGCATCATAATATGCAGAACCTTTTGGGTGTGCCGGTTCGTATAAGGTGTAATCAATTTCATCATCACCTAATGCGAATTTTGTAATGTTTAATCCTTCTCCAGTTGCTAATTTTTCTCTACCTTTTTTGGTAAGAATAGCATCGACTGTAATTTCTGAATTATCTAAATATGCCATAGTTTATTTTTCCTTTTTACTTTCAGTATATAAATATAAGTATTTTTTAATTTTGTATTAATAAATATTACTCTACTATCAATATTGGTTCTCCACTACCACGACCAGTATCAGAAACTCTCAATGTGTTAGGGTTAGTTGTGAATGTTACAACAGGTGAACCACCATCTATTGTAGTTTGAGATGTTTGTTTTGAACCATTAAAATATGAATTTTCTAATCCAGTTGTTAAGTCACCCACATTTCTATAATGTGTTACAAAATATCCATTAAGTGGAGTAACTTCAACGATATTACCTTGTACTGATGGATTATTTGTTGGATTTCCATCGGAACCTGTAAGTGGTAATATTGTTACTTTTGTTTTAAATTTTGTAATGTTTTCAAAAACAGGAACAGATAATCTGTAATAACTACCACCTTCACTTCCACTTATAGTTGGAACTTTTTCAGTATAACTTTCTTTAATTTTAAATACCTTTACTCTTTCTCTAATTGTATTTCCAAAATTATCAATATAAGTTCTTATTGTATGAGAACCACTACCAAATAAACCAAACCCCTTTGAACTTAAAGAATTGGGCTCATTATTTACTTGAATAAATTGACTTGAATCATACTGTCCAACCAATGATGCACCTAATTCAGCATCCACTACAATAGAAATACCACCCATATCAGATCCAGAATTTACTGTTATAAATCCGTATTGAACAGACGTATCATTTATAGAATGAATTCCAGTATAATTTGCAGTAGAACCTTCAATATTTGTTATTGTTGTATTTACAATTTTTCCTTCATATTGAGGATTTGTTACATCAAATAAAATATTTTCAGTTGCTGAAATTAAAGATTCTTTTCCTTCATTAATACCAACTATATTTCTATCTTCTTCGGTGTTAATTAAGGCATCAAAATTATTTATTGTACCATCTGGCTTTTTCCATTTAACTTTACTTCTTTCTAAAATATGTGGTTCAATTAATAAACCAGATGAAACTTTTGCTCTCGCTGGAACTAAAGATTCCAAAGTATCAAATAATGATTTATCAATATATCTTACAAGTTGAACATATTCGTTAAAATTTAATTCAAATCTTTTAAAATAATAATTTCTTAATCTTTTTAAATCAGAATATTCATAATTGTATTCATCTGATGGATTTCCTATATAATCATCAATATTGAAATTACCCAATGATTTAAGAATATCCATATTAATTTCTTTTATAGGAGAAAAGAATAATCCTAATCTATCCGTATCAATTGGAGCGGTATCAAATGATTTTTTTGTTGAACGAGATTTATAATCCAAAGATAAACCATCTTCAGAATTTATTACAGAATCCGATGTAATCTCATTTCCTAATCTATCATATTGTTTTTCAAATCTAAATTTATTTCCAAAGTTAAATCCAGTTTGTGGTACTGTTGCAGTTACATTTCTATCGTATGGAGTGTAATTATATGGATATGTTGTTATTGATGTAAATCCATTTGCAATTGAAGATGTTTGGTATGATTGAATGTATGCAACATTCTTAATATCAACATCTACACCACGATTTTTCGGATATTCAAAATCATTTCTAAAAATTAAATCAACAGTTGAAGCAGATACATGATTTCCATCTATTGCATCAGGAATTAATGAATGATTTTCAATTCTAGATTCAGATAATGCAGTTTTCCATAATCTAAATTCATCAATAGAACCAGTAAAATATGGTTGGGCTCCACCTATTACTAATTCTGAACCGCTCTTCCAAGAGGTTGGACCATTGGTTGATAATTCTGATGAGCCGTAATTTCTTATTCTTCCATTAAATCCTTCTTTTACATATACGTTAAACACATCATATCCAGCGGATATTATTTTATTTAATGTAATTGTATAATAATCATCATAAAAAATTGGTACATCGTCAGTTGATGAAGTTACTAAATTATTACTTGCACTTATACTAAATTTAACTTTACCTAAATAGTTAGAACCACTAATAATTTCCAATTTCCAACCATCTTGAACTTCTGCAATTACTTGATTTTGTTTTGTAATTGTATTAATTCTAAATTGTACAGAATTTGGAAAATCATCATCATAAGATTTCCAATCTAATGTAACATTATTTGAACCAGATAAATTAAGTGCTGCAGTTCTATCTTCAAATGTAAATTTAGTTGTACCATTTAGTTGTGGATCTTGCGGACCACCAAACTCCATTACAGTTAATAATGAAGCAGGAATACCATAACACGCCATTGCAGCGTGTAATGCTCTTTTAGTACCTTTGTGTTTATTAAGATATGGTAAATTATTTAATAATCTTCTCCAAATTTCATTTTGTCTATCTTTACCACTCATTGATGAAATTTGTGTTCCATCACTATGTTTACCAAATGCGTATTCCCAAAGGAATTGAGATTTTACTCCCATATCAGCATTATAACCTAATGATTCAAGCATATGATATACCAAATCATCTTTTATTCCAATTTCGTATTTTTGTTCTAATTTTTTTGAATATTGTAATCCGTTAATATATGACCACACTATATCAAAGTGTTGTCCAAGCATATGAAAGAATAAAATAAATTCTTGACCGTCTTCATCATTTTGAATGTGATCAGGTAAATTATTTACTAAATTTGATTTATTGTTAGTATCATATAAACTGGCAGATGCAAATGTACTATTATACCAAAATAGACCATCTGATCCAGTTGGATTTAAAAAACTTCCTGTATTATTAAGTTTTGGATATGTAAATCCATCTTCTGAAGATGATTCAAATAACCATTTTTCAAATGAATCAAAACTATTTTTTAATTGATTAATTTGTTGTTGTACCCTATTTGCTTCATTAAGAACTGATACTGAACCAGTCCACGTGCTTCCTGAAGTAAGATTATTATATTTTGAATTATAAAATTCTAATAATTTTATTTTATAATAAAAATTTTCAACCCTTTCAGATGCGGATGAATATTTTACAAAATTACTCCAGCAATATTCTTTTGAGCCTTCAACAATTAAATAACCATCAACTACTTCAGAGTATTTTGTAAATTGAAAATCTAAATTATCTAATGAAAAATCTGATGATGATAAATAAGTTTTTACTAAATCATTTGATGTAGTAGAACCACTTGCTATCAAATCATTTAATATTTGATAACCAATTTCATCACCAATATTTACGCTAAAGTTTGGTGTTAGTTGAGTACAATCTTTTAAAACATCTCCAACAATTGTAATTTGTTCAATTACCGGAATCGATTGAATTTTTGAAATCCAAAGAGTTTGATTTAATTCTACTGATGTTGGTAATGGTTCATATAATTTAAGAACTAGAGATTTTGGGTTATTTGTTTTTCTTTTAAATCGTTCTCCATTTTCATTAAATCCTTCTTCATATTCAGAAAATGTTTCAGTATCAACTGCCCATGTTGCAATTAATTTATTATCTCCGTTTCCAAAATGAGCAAAATGAGTAAGTAAATTTGAAATTTCATCTTTAAAAATTTGTGTTTTTAAATTTCTATTAAAAGCTTCTCTAATATCACTTACAACTTTACCTCTATTAAGTTTTAAATCACCTTTATCAAAAAGAATAGAAATTTCTTCTGTGTTACCTTCTGTTAAAGAATCTCCTTCAATATTATATGGAATTAATAATAAACTAAATTGTATATTATCAGTATCTTCATTATAATTCTTTTTTGATTTTTTAATTATATCTGCTACATTAAATGTTGCTAAACCACTATTTGAAAACTTACCTAATGCAAATTCTTTATCTTTTTTACCTACATAAATTTCAACGTAATTTGTATAAATTGATTGATATGAAATATCAAATTCAACATTTAAACCTGCAAAATCTTTACCTTTAATTATCGATGGATATGATATATTCGTAATATCTGGTCCTGGTAAAAAAGATTTACTAATTACATTAATAGATAGTTTTTTTAATTCTCCACTTCCATTTATATTAGAAACAGGTTGTAGGTATAAAGTGTAATTACCTATACCATTAGTAAAATCTGATTTTGAAAGTTTTAATACCCCATTAGAATCAATCTTTCTTTGAATTTTTCCTAATGCCAACTGTACATAATCTGCAAAACTTGTTTTATAAGATATTTCTAAATTTTTATCATCGTTTATATTCCAAGTATACGATTCATTTAATACTTTGATTTTTGGTGCATCTTTTAAGGCTGGAGCATTATTTTTACTTGTTACTAATGAAATACTTATTTTTTCATTTGCAACTTCTAACTTAAAATCTGACGATTCATAAGTTTTATTTTGTTTTGCGTTTGAAGAGTTCGTTACTTTAGCTTGAAAAAAGTATTTTTCATTTTTATCTCCAATAAATTCAATATAATTCGAATTACCAATTAATAATACTTCTAAATTTAAATCTCCATTTACAAATCCAGATTGACCATCAGAAGTTTTATAAGATAAAATGTTTGATTTGTGAACGTCTGCAGTTACATTTATTATTGATGTTGGAACTGAAGGTTGTTGACCTCCTACAACTTGAATTGGTTTAAAAGTAAACGGTATGCTTATTGCGGCAACATCTGTTGGATTTATTGTTCCAAAATCTGAACGTACTTCGTTTGAAGTATCTACTTTTAATATTTTTATTTTATATTGTGCCACTTTATCTTATTTGATATTTCGTCTATCTACTAAATTTCCGTCAACAACTCTTTCCACATTAGTATTAACATTAAATTCTCTTGTGATTAATTCACCACTACTACCTATTCCTCCACCTCCACCGCCACTACCTCCTGCACCATCGCCACTACCACCTTTACCACCAAAATTTTGTTCTACTAATTCAGCTGAAATAACGTAATTTTCATTTGATGTTCTATTAGGTGTTTTAACAGTTATTACTTTTGGTGTTAGTAATTCAGTTTCTTTAAATTGTAAAGTATGCGGTGTAGTAAATTTTGTATCTATTTCATCAACAAAAATACTTGCACCAGCTGGTGATGAATTTAAATTAAAAGAAATAGTTCTACACGTTGGCATAGGTATTGGAGTTGAAGCACCCACTCCACCGCCAATAATTACACCAGCACCACTTTGATCAAAAGAATTTGTATCATTTGATGGTAAATTTAAAAGTTCTGAATTAAATTGATATTGTGCCATTTAAAATAAATATTTTTATTTGGTGTTTCGTCTATCTACTAAATTTCCTTCAACAACTCTTTCCACATTAGTATTAACACCGTATTCTCTTGTGATTAATTCACCACTACTACCCATTCCTCCGCCAGAACCACCAATTCCACTAATCACTATTTCAGGTGTTTCATTGTTTGGTTTTTGTGGTAAGTTAGTATTTTGTTTAGGAGTTTCTCTAATATCACCATCAAATTTTAATGATCCGTCTATATAGGTTAATAATTGATTAGCATTTTCATAAATTTTAGTTTGATTAGTATTTCCATACTTGTCTTGAAAATTTACAATTGTTATTGGTGCACAACCATACCACTTTTTGGTAATTGTTTGATACTCTTTAATTTTTGGCTCATTAATTTGTGGAGGTGGTGGTAATTTCTTTTTTGGATTAGGATCCGGAGTTTCTTTTTTTAGTGGTATTGGTAAGTATATACAACTACCATCATCTTCCACTGCTAATGGATTATAATTTAATGCCGATTTATCAGTACAACCTCTTACTATTGGTTGTTTATTTGATAAACTATCAGTATCATATTTTGTATTCGATGTCAATGTTTTTATAATTTTGGTTGTTTCATCTAAAGTTTTTTGTTCATCAATAGTTAAAATATTTTCATCTTGAATACTTTGTTTTGGTAAAAATTTATCTATAATTTTAATTAAAATTGAATTTAATGTTTCTACTATTTTATCAACACTCAATTCTAAATCAATTTTGGTACTTAATGGTTTACCATAATTTACAGATGATATATCCCAATTTCTATTCTCAACGAAATATTGAGCACCTTCTATTAATTTTTCTTTTATACTATTAATAAAAAGTTCCCAATCATTTATTTTAAATTCTTTTTTTATTAATTTTATATAATTTTCACCAATTGTTACATTACCATTTAATAATAAAAAAGATTTAAGAACTTCTTCAACTTTTATTGATTCAATCATAGATTTTACAAAGTAAATTGTATCATCTCTAAATTGTTTTTGATTTAGAATAATATCTAATCTATTTTGTAAATCTTCATAAACTTTTTCATCTTTTGTTTCTAATGGAAGAACTCTTACCTCCGTTCTCGATGGTGATATTTCATGTATCCAAAGTTTATCTTTAGATATATTTTCAGAACCAACTCTTTTATTTAATAATGTTACTTGTGTTTTAAATATACCATTTGAATAACCTGCTTCAGTTATCAATTTTTCAATATCTATGATATATTCATCTGCACCATTTAGTCTTTTGTTTTGTTTATTATTAGTAATAAGAAAATATTTTCTAATATTTTCATTATCCAAAGGTATATATCTTACTAATGATTCTTCTTCACCTTGAGGTAATTGATTATCACTTAAATCATAAAGTATAAATTCAATCATATCAGATACACCCATACCAAAGTAAGCTTTACCAATTTCTCTTTCAAAAATGGTTCTATCTTTGGAATTTACTTTGTATCCCTTTTTATCAACTATTTCTTTGAATCCCTTTATTGCCATTGGTAATTTAGTTTTTGTAATCTATTCTTATAATATAAATAAACTAATTTTGTAAACTTAATTCCTATATTGTGAATTATTTTTCCAAATAAATTATCTTTTGGTAATACATCTACACTATATGCCATGTGTTCTGACCAATGTTTTACAATTATGTTATAAAATAATTTTGAACCTTTTGGATTTTGTTTTAACCACTCCACAACAGGAGTTGCCCAAATCCAATAACCCTCTAAAAGTTCTCTGTTGTTTTTATACATACGGTAACCAAACCTTTTATCAGCATCAAATATAAATTTAGGCATCAAATTTTGATTATACATTTCTGTACAAATTATAGTTCCTTTTTTCTTATTATTGGCTGATGCGGCAGCAACTTGTGTTTGTGCGTTTGAGGCTGCCGCTTGATTTTGTGCTGATATAGCTTCACCCTGTGCTTTTGCTAATTGAGCAAATGCATCATTTAACTGATTTCCCAAATTTATAATTTGGTTATTTGCGTTCGTAATTTGTATTTGTGCATTTTTGGTAAATTCAATAAACGCTTCCTTTTCAGAAAGTAAACCACTAACTTGTGCTTCAATAGAAACTCTTTCAATTCCTTCTTTAATTCCTTTTGAAAATGCAGTTTGAGTATCTAATACTGTCGATACATACTTTTCATTTGCAACATCTCTTTCAGTTTCAGCATTAGCTCGTAATAATTTTTCTAAATCTAATTTTACATTTAAATCATCTATTACAATATTAAGTGCTTCAATTTGTTGTAATGCATCATTTAGTTCTTTTTGTAAATCCTTAATTGTTTTAAGAGCTTCATTATATTGTTCTCTTAAATCATCATATATAGTTTTTAAAACAACAGCGGGTGTATCTTTTTGTTTTGGCCCAATAAGTTCATCTACAATTGTATCAACTGCCTTTTTTACTTGCTTCTCATTGTATATAGGTCTTTCAACATATCCAAATGATTCACCATCAGTATCAATTCTTGTATTAACTACAATATTGCCACTAGAATCTTTAGTTTGTCTTAATGCTGATGAGCCACTAACTATTAATTCAGATAATATAAATTCGTTATCTAATGCCATTTTATTTTTCTACTACAAATGTTAAATCTTTATCAGAAAAGTATTCTACTTCACCATCTCTTTCAACTTTTATTTCAATATAATATTCTCTATTAGTTTCCCAATTAGAAAGATTTATTTTAAAATAATTTCCAGATGAATTACAACTTACTTTAGAATATTCACTAAATGGAAGTATAATTTCATCTGTAACTACATCTTTTATTTGATAATAAGTTGTTGATGGTAAGTATTTTACATCATTATATGCATAAAGATTTGTGTAGGTTTTGAGTGGATATTTTTCTCTTCCAAATACCTTTATTTCAGGCTCACTTCCAACTTTATATTTTGTTTTTAATTTTTTAAATGTTACATGAATATCATCACTTGTTAATTCTGTTAGAGAACCTGTTATAAATAATGAATCGTCCCAACCAATTCTTATTTTTGGTTGATAAATTGTATTTGTTTCTTTTGAAAAGAATTTAAGTTGACCGTAATCAATTGTATCGTTTTCTAATGATGAATCAAATTTTAAAATAAATCCATTGTTTGGTATTGAACCACTTAACCATTGCTCAAAAATTGGTTTAACATCTACATCTAAATCTGATGTTTCATAATCAAAAGATTGAGAACACTCTGATGAAGTGTACCAAGTACCACCTTTACCATTAAATGATCCAGAAGAATCTAATGATAAAGAATCCGCACCTAACCAATTTGTAGATGTAGCTTTGTGATTCCATGTTACACCATCTGTCGATATTTCATCAAATCGAGTTCCAATACCCATTTCCCATGATTGTGATACAGGATAAACATATATACTATATTCAATTGGTATTTCAGATGATTCACATTCTTTTAGAATAAAATGAGCAGAACTCATAGTAATATCACCAGTAGATATAGATGAGGACAAATCATTTGTATCAAATTTGATTATTGCTCTGACAACATCTTTTAAGTTTCCATAGTATGTTTTAGAAACTTCTAATATTTCATCTAATCCAGTATTTTGGTTAGGTTGTTGTAAATAAATGCTTGCATCTTTTGATGCGGTTATAAATTGATACATTAGATAGCCCTCCCCTTAATATCTCTATTTGGAAACTTAATTTCAAATACTGATGGATCTAAAGAAGGATAGACCATTTTTCCTTTAGTTGCGGCCTGTATATTATAAGAGTGTTTTGAATAACTTCCAGAACATTTATTTACGATTTCGCATTTAGGTACTGATTGAACTCCTTCTACACCCGCAATTAATAATTCAACTTCCGAAATATTAATTGCCATATTAAATGTCCAATTATCAATACTAAAATATTCTTTTAATTCACTAATACATCTAGTTAATACTTCTCTCTTATTATATCCACCATATACTCTTATTTCAAAATCTACTCCTATATTAATTATAAAGCCATCTAAAAGGTTTACACCATCAGTTAGTAAACGATACTCATTTAAATACGTTTTTAAATTTTCTTTTACAGCCCTATTAAGACTTGTTAAATTTTTATTTGAATTATAAGAAAGAACATACAAATTTATTGCAAATGGATTATTTTTTTCAGCTAAATTATTCTTTTTACCAATCAAAAATTTTTGAATTTCTTCTTTTATTTGTTGTTCTGTCAAATTTTTATTTTTTAAATTGGTAACTAATCCTGTAAATTCATCTAATGAATCAGGATTTGCTAATAAAGATGCCGGTGAATTATTATCCAATTCCCCATCAGGTGCACAATATGCTTTTGCTATTCCACCATATTTTGGTGGAAGAGAAAGTGCTCTAACTTGATAATCCTTTCTTGTCACTGCTCTGTTTTGAGAACCAAAATTAGCTAGTGAATTCTCTCTTATTTCTTCTATTGTTTCAGCACCCCTACCTCCAGTAGCAGGTACTTCATTTTCTACTGCAACTGAAGCCTTCATTGAATTATACAATCTTAATTCTTCAGCTGTAAATGTTATTATATCTTCTTCGAATTCAATTTTATCTATTTTTGTTAAATCTGATGCAGGAACATTTGATTGAACACCTCCACCAACTAAATAAGAAACAGTCATTGATGTATTAGATGGAGCTTGACCATATGTTTGTGTTTTCAAAAAGTTCGCAGGGTCAAAAGATGAACCCAATCTACTAATTGAAGAATTTAATCCTAAACCAACATTTTTAAAATTTGGTATAAGAGTTTCATCTGATGTTGCGGTTCCACCACCAAATACAATAGATGTGGTATTATCTGAATTAATTTGTTTTACAAATCTACGAGATGTTTTAATTAATTTTAAAATATTAGGTACAGAATCTTTGAATTGAGATAAATCATAATCAGTTTGTGTAGAATTAGGATAATCAATAAAAACCATTTCCTGTGCTAAATAAGGAACTTCGTACCATTTATTACCATTACTATCTCTTATATCATAAACATCTATTACATTTGTATCTGCTAAATTTATTTTAGAAAATGATGTTGGTGATGAAAATTGTATTGTTTGAGATTTTACTTCCGCTGAAATAGCATTCACATATTTTTTAACTAAATATAAGGCTGGACCATTAGTATCTCTCGTATAAACTGATATTTCTCTGTTTTCATCAACATTAAAATCCAAAAGTTCAGTTGTTCTAAATTTTACACCTTCTACGCCAGAAACTAACATACCTTCTTTAATACGAAGATAGTATGATGGATCTGGCTCAAATCTTCCATCTCCACTTGCACCTGTCGAATTAATTTTGGATGGAATTAATTGATATACTGATAAGGTAGTAACTGCAGGAGAAGTTACTTTAGGCTTATATCCTAAATAACTTGCAAGAGCAATTACATTTTCTTTATCTTCTGCATATAACATCAATGATTCTTTTAATGAATCATCTACATAATATGAAAGAACATCACCTATATATGATGCCATTTCTATAAACATCATACCAGGAGAAGATTCGTTAAAATCGGAATATGTTTTTGAAAAATATGTTTTTGCATACTCAATAAGGTTTTGTCTAAAAGATGCAAAATCTTTATTAAGATATTTAATATCCCTACCTTGATTACTTTTTTTTGTTATACTATTTAATGCCATTTAATTACCCCTGTACTGTAAATGTTATTTCTTGTAATTCTATTTGATTTCCAACGGTAAATTCTATTTTCATATTCGCCGTATTTCTATCTTTCATTTCGTCTGTCATTTCAACGTCTATTTGTTTAATGCTAATATATGGTAACCAAAAATTTACATTTTTAGTTATTGTATCTTCTAATTTCGTTTCAAATGTATCATCCAATTGTTCAAAAAGTAATTCATGTAACCCAGTACCAAAATTTGGTTGCATTATTCTTTCACCTTTTTTTGTAAGTAAAAGATTTTTTAGATTAGATTTTGCCTGTTCAAATGAAGAAAATGCCTGATTAAAATATCCAGTATTACCTCTTTGAATTGGTAAAGTTATACCATAGGCGTAATCGTTAAATTCTTTGGTATCTTTTACAACTTTTCTATCTAATACATACGCCATCTTTATTTACCTCCACATTTGTTGCAACCACACTTTCCTTTTCTTAAATTATTAAAATGCTTTACTAATTCGTATCCTAAAAAAGAACAACCAATTACAAATACTAATATAATTTCAAAAGGTATCTTCATTATTTTTTAAATCTTTTTACTAATTCGGAATTATCTCTATTTAATATTCTATCTAATCCAGCTAATCCTGTTTTTACACCCAATCCAGTTTTTATTACACCAGTTGAATTCATATCCCCATATCCCATTTTTGAGGCCATTTGAGATCTCATTGATTCTAAACCTAATTGTGCAGAAACTGATGTTGTTGAAAACGTTTCATCGATATTAGGTTCAGCATCCAAATAATTTGGTATGTGAGTATTTGTATATCCTTCATTAATTGGTTGTTGTACAAATTTATCTAAAACTGATTTTGTTTCGGGATTTCTTTCAGCCGATGAAAATGGTCTAGTTTCATTTAAAATTTGATTTATCACCGGATTTTTTGTAAATTGTTTTTTTGGTTGAGTATATGATTGACTCTCATTTAGAGGAAGATTAAACTCTTTGTTTGATTTTTGTCTTTCTCTTTGCAATACCTTATCAGCAAGTGCAAATGGGTCATCTTCTATTTCAACCGATTTAGATTCTTTTAAAGAAATTTTTTGTGATTTTGCAATTTCTTCTTTAATTAGTTGGGGTAATTGTTTTTTAACCTCCTGTTCAACAACTAATTTAATTAATTTTGCTAATTTTTTTGTATCCATAATAAAATTATACTTTATTCCAATATAAATATAGAATTGGTGGATTTTGTATTATAATAAAAAACCCCTTTAAATTAGGGGTTATGTATAAAGATTTGGATTTTCTTGTAGTTTTTTCCAATATCCACAAAAATATTTTCTTCTATCCTCATATCCATTATAACCCCCATTTACTCTTTTTGTTACCTTTTGTAGTGTTTCAACTGAATCATTTACTGCTATTGAATTAAAATCTCTTGTTTTCCAAAACCACGTTGCACTTTGTGCAACATAAGTTTGCTCTACCAAAATTGGATTAGTTATAATATCATCTTTTATACTACCTTTAAATTTTGTATAATTAGCTCTTCCAGTTAATTGTATATATCCTCTACCCTTAAACTTTACACCATCTCCAGGTTCAGTATTACCTAAATCTTTTCGACCCTCATACGCGGCTCCACTTGCAAATTCTCTTACCCATTTAAAACCACCACTTTCGTGTGCACATTGAGCAAGAAAATGTGCCCTTTGTATTGGAGTTATGATACCAAATTTTTTCATAGCCTCTACTAATAAAGCGTTTGGAATTGGTAAATTTTTTATATCACCACACCCACTTATAGGTTCAGACGATACTGGTTCTGGTTGGTTCGTATCTGAAGAGCTTCTCTTTTTTTGTGGGATTTCGGATGATAGATTTGAAACAGATAATTTTCCTTCTCTAATTTGTTTACCTACCGTTAGGCCTATAGCTAAAGCTTCCGTTCCTCCATATCCTGCTTCGGTTGCAAAATCTGCTGCAGCTGCTTCCTCTGTTGATAAAGTCGTTGATTCTTCAAAACTTTCTTGACTAACTTCTTGTGTAGTTGGTGATTCTATTGATGGAGATCCTGGTTTTGTAGGCGGAATACTATAACCATTCCAAAATACAATACCTGGTCCAGGTATTAATGGTGGATACATAGATGTAGTGACATATATACCTTTAATTGTAGGTAAGTGTGTTTGTATAGAACCAATTAATTGGTCTAAAAAAATTTCACTATTATCAGTTGGTTTAGCCATTTGTTCTACGCTTTTGTTTTTTGAGATTGAACTGCCTCTTTACCATTTTGATTTAATCTCCATAATGCAACAGATGGAAAATCTACATTATTTTTTTGTATTTGTCTTTGAGTAAAATCACTTACCCACGCCCATCCAGTCCAAACTTGTATGTGTCCATAAGGTTTCCCACCGGTATAACCCATAACTACAACATCACCGACTTGCCATTGAGATGGATTATTAAAATAATCTAAAGATATTTTAACTTTATCATTGTAGTATATTTTCCCACCAATAGTATTTGCAAAAGAACTTCTACCTCCCCCAGTACTTGGATTCTTAAAAGAAAACCAATCGGCGTTTCCACTAATTCTTCCCAAACCAGAAATACCAGTTAAAGCAACAACAACTGCTTGAGTACCTTGTGGACATAAACCATGTACACCTTTAATATAACCTGATTTTAAATTTTCATATTTTACTCTTGGATTTTTTCCTAACTTTGGTGCCCAACTTCCAGCAATTTTTAAAAGTTCATCTAAATTTCTATAACCACTTTTTAAGTTACCATCAGTATCAGATAATTTAATTATTCCTTGTTCATATAAAGCGTTATCAATTATTTCTGCTACAACATTATTTAATTGAGTTGCACCAGCCCTTCCTAAATCATTTGTTGCACCCTCTTGTCTTATTTTTTGATTTATTTTGTTTATATCAGGATTTATAATTTCTTGAACTTCTGGACTATTTTTATCCAATGGTATTTTACTCCAATCCAATTTATCGTATAGATTTTGAACCGTGTCTTTTGCTGCATCTACTTCGTTTAATTGAAGTTTATCAGTTGGTTGCCATATACCTGGATCTACAATAGTATTTGATACTTGTAATATATTAAGAACTGCACCAGGAGACGGTATAATTGGTGGAGGTGAAAGACTCATTTGAGCTCCTGTCCAATATCCAACAAACGCCTTACCTAAATTTGTTATAATAGGGTGTTCTCCACTTGATTGTTGAAGTGCGGAGGCTAAAACACCTTTAAGTATTGTTTCCATTAATTCGGTGTTACCCTTTGAAATAACAATACCATTTACGGTATCAAATCCTCTTTTACAAGCAGCATCGTATTCTTGTGTAAGTTTTTTTGCAAAATCTTCGTAGGATTTTATTCCATTTTGATTTTGCATATATGATAACATATTCTGTTTAAAAACTTCTAATGACATTACTCGGTAAAGTTTTGAGTAGATAACATTTCAGATAATCTACTTTTAAGTTGATTAAAATCTGGTTTGTTTTCAGGTCCAATAGCAGTAGGACCAGATGGAGTTCTATAAACTTGTTCTTTTATTAAATCTATTAGTGTTTCTAAAAGTTCTTTGAGAGTATTGCCTCTAACTAATGGTTCTGATGATTTGCCAGTATTTGGTGATTTACCATTAGTGTTGGTATTTAAAAATATTTTACCATCACCCGTTTTAACTAAAAAATTAGAACCATTTCTATCAGTTGTAATATTAACATCATCACCAAAATCTAAATCAGCACCTAAACCACCATCAATAGAAAATTTTCCATCTGAAATAAATCCATAATCTGCCTTTGAATGAAAAACCATTTCTGCTGTTTTTGATGAAATGATAATTCTACCACTATTAATCAACAAATGGTCATCTCCCTTTAATGGATTTGGATATGATGAAAATTTTGATGGTGAAATTGAAGTTGTTGCAACAAATGGAATTTGATAATCACCGCTTGATAATACTATAATAGAACCATCTTTATTTACTTCTTCTTCAGTTAAATCACCCTCTTTTAAACTTGATAAAGTTTCTGCATTTTGTCTATTTCTTAAAATAATAGTTGGTGAAAAAACATTATTAGTGTTATTATAACCACTAAATCTAATTGATTGGCCAAACCTAGATTGTATTATTTTATCTCCCTCAAATAGCTTTAAACGATTGATTGGGTTGTGTGTAAAATATTTACCAAATTTTGTAGTATCATTTGTTTCAGAAGATGATGTATTTCCTAAAGGAGTACCGGTTACTGATGCAATATTGTATTCTACGCTAGTATTTGTTTTTTCTTTTTCTGGATATATTAAATCTGCCCTTTTTTCTGCTGCCTTGCCTTTATTTAAAGAATTACCAAAAAATCTTTTATAATAAGTTGCACCGGCTACTTCAATTAACTCTACCGTTTCACCTATTATTGGTAAATCAATATCATATTGATTAATTGGTCTATAAACTGATAATCTTTCATTTGGAGAAGTTTTATCAGAATATGGTCTAATTACAACCCCACCAATATTAAACAAATCTTTTTCTGTATAAAACGTTTGTTTATCATTTTTTTGTTTTAAACTAGGGTGAGATTCATCCAATATTATATCTACAACAACACCTGTTTGAGTTACTCTAGTTGGCGTTAATTTATTAGCATTTGATGAAATTATAGATTTTTGTAATCTTTCTGACATTATTTAATTCTTTTTTTTATATCTTCAATTTCAAAAGTAAGCTCATCTACTTTTTGTTCTTGTTCATTTACTACTTCTTTAGCAGTATTTTCTAAATCTTTTAATAATTGTTCTTTTTCTAAATCTGATAAAAATCCTACATCGCCCTCAGCTTTAGCTTGAGCTCCAATTATTCTTTGTGCTATTGCTGCCATTTTTATTAATGATTCATCGTTTCTTACTGAAACATCTACTAAATCTTTAATTATAGGCCCTATACTTGCATAATCACCCGCGTGACGTACAACCTTTTTCATTTCTGCTATTAGTTCAGAAATTCTTTGTTTTTTATTTTGTTGATTTTCGTATATATCTTTAAATAATCCAGATAAATTTTTGCCTGGAAATAATTCAAAATTGGTGCTCATATTTTATATATTAGTTTAATATATAAATATCCTAAAAGAAAAAACCTCATTGAGATAAGATATTATTATTTAATATAATACTTCTATTGGTATTCCATAATTCGGTGTAGGTGAGTACCCTTTACACTTAATGCAGGTAGGTTGGGGTGCAACAATTCGAAACCAAAACTCATCACCCTCTTCTAAACTTTCGGGAAATGCACACTCATTTTCTAAGCGGAAAACCCTCTCCCATCTCTTCCCATCAATAGGATTTATCCATTCCCTTTCCCATTTATCTAACCTTATGGGTTCACCACCAATAAATTGAATGGTATAGTTAAGGCAGATTCCCTTAAGAACTAACTTTCCCTTATGAGGATATAATGGTTCAATTTCCTTTTTGCAAGAAAGGAAGAGAAGTAGTATGAAAATTAGAACTTTTTTATATCGCCCCCCCTTTAGTATTTAATTGTTTTATATTTTTTTAATTTTACTTTTAACTATTCAAATAAAACAAAATTTCAATTAAAAAGATTAAATGTAAAAATCCATTAAATTAAGTTTTCTTTTTATAAATCCCTTTTTTTTGTTGGAATTTTATTGTTTGTTTTTGAATTCTTTTTCTATTTTTTTTTGCTCTTTGCCTATTAGTCATTACACTTTTTTAACCTCTATTTTAATTTTTGGTTGGTATCCTTTTGGAAAATTATTTTTTACGCCATGAAATTTTTCAACTTTATCACCATAGTAATTTAGTTCTAACTTTAATTCGGATAGATTAAGAAGTAATTGTGATGATGTAAACATTTTTTCGGTCTTTCTACTCATATTAAGATTAGATTCTGTGTCAAATAAATCCTTTCTCATATTTGATAAAATATTTGTAGGATTATTAGTTCTGTTAATAATCCTTTCAGCAGATGATTTTCTTACTTTTGATGAAAGATAATCAGGCCCTTCAGTATATCCAGCATTCAAATAATCATGTCCATGATTTGTTCTTACAACTGTTTTTTTATTATCGTGTATAGTAAATTTAGGATTGTGTTTAGATGTTGTTTCTATTGATATAAATTTATCTTCAGTAGATACAAACGTATGACCTTTAATACCACCCATATATTTTGTAGCAGTCTTTATTGTATCTTTTAAATTTTTTTGTCCTAAAGATTCTCTTATCTTTACTCCATCTTTTGATTTTTTTCCTGTTTTTTTAACTAATTGTTTTTCTTTTTCATCAAACCCAACCAAAAGAGCAGTATTTACTACCCCAATCCCAAATTCGTTCATACCTTCACTCCAATCAGTTATAACATCATGTAGGTATGCAACTTCAACACCATTAATTAATTCATGTATAATTTCCAGTTCTGGTTTATACATTCTATCACGATTTTTGGCCATAATAGTTGTATCACCCAATTTTTTGTGGACTATTATACATTCATTTATTATCTTTTTCATTTTAAAAGATTATTTTTAACTAATTGTTTAAATATATATTCAGATACTTTTCTATCAGATGGATAGTGTACTCCACTCAATTCCCTTACATTTTTTATTTTTTGATAAAAATTATTAAGAGTTTTAACTAATTCAGGTTTTAATTTTGCAAAATGGTAAAGTACAACTAAAAAATCAAGTGAATGTCCAGAAGGATATGCGGCTGAATTTGCATCTGTTCTTATTACCGGATAGAGATTTAATCCCATTTCTCTAGCTAATTGATATGGTCTTGCTCTGTTAAATTTATCTTTTAGATAAAAAGTAATAGGATCAACATCCTCAACCCATTTTAAAATTTGATTTTTTGTTACACTAATTCCTAATTTTTTTGCAACAATCTTAAGTAAATCATAATGGTTAGTTTCCATTAATTCACAAAACCTTTTTTGATCTTTAGATAGGTTTTTTGTAACCGAAACTAAATACTCTATTTCTTTTTTAGTTTCTTGTGATGAATTAGCAGGAAATGGGTGGTTATTTATAACATCTTTGATAATCCCCAAATCCAAACTTTTTTTTAATAATCCACCAACATCAATTTTAACTTTTAAAACATGCTCTTTAGCTGGATTACCGTATTTTATATTATCTAAATTATTCGGCATCTTTTATTTTACCACATTTTAAACATTCAATGATTCCGTCCCCATCTGCATCTCCCCAAATGTGCTCACATTGCCTGTGTGCGAAATACATATCAATCTTACCATCACCATCAAAATCAATACCATCCATTTGACCATCTCCATCCTCATCAACTTCTACACCAGTTCTCGGTTGAGCTTTGAATGGGGATTCGATAGTTTGTGGATTATTTGGTTCTGATTTTACTTCTACTTCTTGTTTATTAACTTCTATTAAGTTAATTTCATGTGCATGATTTGCAGCCTGAACGAATGCATCTGGAATAAGTGGAGTTACAGGTTTGTTACTCTCTTTGATATCATTAACACTACCCAGTGATACTCCATCTTCTTCATCCATTTTTTGTACTAACATCTTATCCTTATCGGTATCACTAAACCAATAGTCAATTATTTTACCATATGAACCAATAAAAGCACCTAACAATAATAGGAGTAGTTCTTTCCACTCTCCACTAATTGCGGTATTTCCGATGATAGCACCGAATATACCCATAATGATAATCATAAAGCCACCTAATACAATTGCAGTGATAAACCATCTGCGTTTCATCATAGAGTTTAATAGGTCTCTAAAACCTGTTGGTGCCTTCTCCATTTAATATAATCTCCCTATATTTTTTATATATAAATATTAAAAATAAAAAACCCAACATAAAGTTGGGTTAAATTTAATATGTATTTATTTTCTTATATTATCTTTTTTCGTACTATATAATTGTGTAATACTAATGTATCCATTTCACAATCTAAAAACGTTTTTATAGCTGTTTCGGGATCTAACACCATAGTTTGATCTTTTAGATTAAATGATGTATTTAAAACTATTGGATACCCATTATCAATTTCTAATTGGTTTAGTAATTTGTAAATTCTTGTATTTTGTCTATTGTTAAGGGTTTGTATCCTAGCAGAACCGTCAACGTGAGTTATTGCGGGTAAGTTTTTTCTATGTTCTTCTTTTACCTTAACAACTTGGTTCATATAGGGAACTAGGTTCTTATAATCAAAATATTTTAATCTTTCTTCTTCTTTAACAATTGGTGCAAAAGGTCTAAAACTTTCTCTCTTTTTTATAACTCTATTTACTCTTGATTTCATTTGAGGATCTCTTGGATTAGCAAGAATAGACCGATTACCCAATGCTCTAGCACCAAATTCCATTCTACCTTCAAACCAACCGATGACATTTCCATCTGTAATTTCTCTACTGACAATTGGAATAATTTCTGAATGATTTTTATATTCATACCAAATTTCATTTTCATATTTGTGTAATATTTCTTTTATATATTCATTAGAATATGAAGGACCTAAATAAGGATTTGTATTATCAACCCTTTTTTTATTGTTTAAATTTTCATACCAATACAAAAGTGCCGAACCAATAGCAGAGCCAGCATCTGATGGAGCTGGTGGTATCCAAATTCCTTTATATGGAGTAAGTTCGGTAATCTTTCCATTCGCAGTTCCATTATATGCACACCCACCACCTAAACACAAATTATTAGCAGGCCTTAAAGCAATTGACCTATTGAGTAATCTAAAAAAATATTTTTCATAAATAATTTGAACTGTGGCAGCCAAATCTTTATGTTGGTTTAATAATTCTTCTTCAGGTAATCTATTTGTAATTCCTAAATGTTCTCCCAATTTTTCATTAAACATTACTTCATCAGACCAATCATAATCAAAAAAGTTCATATTTAATTCAAACCCACCATCATCAGTTGGCTGAATTATATCATTAAATTTTTGAAGATAGGTGTGTGGATTTCCGTATGGTGCCAATCCCATTACTTTATATTCACCTTCATTTGGTTTGAAACCTAGAAAAGCAGTAAACGCAGAATAAAACATTCCCAAAGAATGTGGAAATTCAATTGATTGTAATTTTATAATACGATTTTCTTCACCATATGCAATTACTGCGGATTCCCATTCTCCAACACCATCAACTGAAATAATTATTGACTTTTCGTAGGGAGATGTATAGTATGAATAACCAAGATGAGAAAGATGGTGTTCGGAATAAAATATTTCTGATGAAGGGAAGAGAGTTTTTATTTCTTTTTCAACATTTTTGTAATCTTTTTTATTCCTATATATTATTTGATGTCTGTGAAGTTTTCTAAAAATACCACCTTTTTTTGTAGATTTAGAAATTCTATCAAGTTTTATTTTTGGATTTTCATAAAATGAAACTACATCAATATCGTTATTATTTATTTTTTCATTTTCCAATAACCAATTAATTGTTCGAAAAGGAAATGAAGAATCGTGTTTTATTCCTGTAAATCTTTCTTCTTCACACGCTCCAACAACTTTTCCATTTTTTACAAGAGCCGCAGCGGAATCGTGATAACCACAACTAATTCCTAAAATATAAAAATCTTTTTTATTAATCTTCATCTTCATAATTTATATTAGATGTATAAACCCAAAATGGCTTATCTTTAACTGAAAATTCGCCGTTTTCTAAATATTCATTTAACATCTTTTTCTGATGTTGTTTCATTATATTTACAACTTTAGTAATATAATGGGTTTTACAATCAGTCATTTCTCTTATAAGAAGATATAAATGTTTTTTATTAAAATTTTCAATAAACTGGCTTCTTCTGAAAAGTTCTAAAACTGCATCAGCAATTTGGATATCTCTTTTTTTATTAAAAACATTGGTAAGATGTCTATCCCAATATTCTAGCATAATATCTTTAAATTCTCTAAATTCACCTGCCTCCTGTACCTCATAAAAATCATTTTGAGGATTCCAACTTTCAGGCATTTCTGAAATTAAGGCATTTTGTTTCCATCTTTTAAAGTTTCCATTATTTTTTAAAATAAGATGATTTTTTGCAATAATAGTAAAATAAGAAAAGGCTCTACCTTTTCCTTCTTTGTACATATGCATTTTTTCAATCATAGTAGAAACCACTTCAGTTTGAATATCTTTTTTAGGGACATCAAAATAAGAAAACTTAAATGTATTTATTACATTTTCTGCAAGTTTTTCAAATGGATATTTAATTCTTTCTTCGTAAATTTTTGACCTTTTTGCCGGGTCTTTTGTTTTGTTATATTCTATTATTGCGTCTTGAGCAGGTGTACCAAAATAAACTTTATCTTTTGGTTTTCTTTGTTTAGTCATTATTGGTATCTATATTTCGTTATTTAAATCTTCAATTATATTTTTTAATTGTTGAAAAGTTGAACCAACTTCATCATCTTTTTCAAATACTTCTCTGGTATCAATATCTCTCATTTGTTGTAAAGCATTCTCTACTTTATACATAATTTCTAATCTGGTATTTACAATCATGTCTTCATATTCTTCATTTTGTCTTATTAGGTTAATAATACCAATAACAAAAATTACATTTAATATGATAGATATACCGCATATTATAAAAAAACTTGTCATAAATTATTTTTTTTGATTGATTCTTTTATTTTTTTCAAAAGATTCATTTCATTTTGAAAAACTTTTTTCTCAAATTCTTCTCTATCTCGTTCCATATATTCTCTGACAACTGCAATAACAAATTCATTAAATGCTAAAGAAGATTGTTGAACATAAGTAAATTTGTGATTTGTAATAGTAACTGCAGTATCTACAATTTTTACATAAAATCCAAGTCTATTATTAGATGCATAATACTTTCCACTTATTGGAGCAGTGATAAATTCAGTATCTTCCTGCTCAAATATTTCTTTTAATACATCTACAAATAATTGTTCTTGTTCGTTTGGTTTAAATTTATTAAAAAATAAATCGGAAATTTTTGTAAAAACATTCATAGTAACTAATGGATTATATAAAATATAAAAATACGAAAAAAAATTGAATAAACCAAATAATTTTGTATTTTTTTAAGCTTCTCCTATTGTTCCTTTATAATTTAAAAGAATTTCATGAAAAAATTTGTTTTCTTTTTCAGATTTAATTTTTTCTGAAAATTGGTTTTCAACTCTATTAATATTAGAATTTATTTTTTCTACCAATTCTTCTTTTGTTATTAAATCAGAGTTAACCAAAATATCACATAGTGTATTTATGATTATTGTTTGTTGTATTAAATCTTTTTGTAAATTAGCAATTATTTGTTCTTGTATAGATTTCATCTAAAATTTTTTTAAATTCGTTATCCATTTCTTCATCTCCGTAAACCAATTCTCCAAAAGATTTTTGGATACTATTTTGATGAAACCCTAAAGCTGATGCCATTCTCACACATAAGATTTTAAACTGATGTATATTTAATTCATCTTTAATTGTAAACTCTATTTCAGATGCTTCCTTTAAATTTTCTAATAATTCATCTGTATATTTAAATATTAATTTTGCCATAAAATAATTTTTAAAGAATTTCAGCCCCAACAATAAGTTGAGCTTTTTTATATTTCATAAATTCACTTCCACCATTTGGTAGTTTTACCATAACCATTTCATTTCTACCATACGTTTTGGATTTAAAATAAGTTGGATTATATCTTCTAGTAGAATCAGTAATGAGTTTACCATCTAAATGATCAATTTCATGCTGAGCACATACACATTCTAATAAACCCGTATCATTAAAAAATTCATTAGAATCTTTCCAATTACTCAATTCATTATCTGGTGTAAAAACAACAGTACCTAAATTATCACACTCTACTTTAATATTTTTATATCTTACGGTTTTTACTGGTTTTCTCATTGATTTAGGAATGGATAAACACTGTTCGACATACGCGAGGGTATCAGTAGAAGTTTCTACTATTTTGGGGTTTATAAGGACTAATGGTTCTTTTACATTAATAACACATGCACGAACATCTAACCCCAATTGGTTTGCAGATAAGCCAATTCCTCCATATTTTTTTAAAGCATTAAGAAGTATAATAGATATTTGATCTATATTTTCCTGAGTCATTTGTTTTGGTTCAATTTTCTTTTGTATTTTTAATGGATTTGTAATAAGTGTCATATTATTTTGTTTTATTTGGATGATAAGGATTTATAAATTTTTTTTTATGATATTCATCAGTATATTCATAATTTTCTGGAAAAATAGATTTTTTTGAAAAATCAACATTTAGGTATTTTTCTAATAACCAAGATGATGATTGTATTTTATCACCCAATCCCCAAACCGAATCTATCCCATAAGAATCACAAACATTATTCTCTGGTGTGGTTGTTTCGGTTCTATCTCCACCATTTCCAAACGCCATAACACCCTTTGGTAAAATGTTATTTTCTTTTATGTATTTAATTCTTGAATGGTCGATAAAATCAATAGCAGTATCATCATTATGAATTAATGGTCTCATAATGTAAACATAATCTACATCTTTAAGATTTTCCATTATAATCTTTCTTTCATTTTCATTCATAAAAGATTTTCCTTTTTTTCTTTTTAACCATTCATCATTGTTTAGACCTATCCAAACCTTATCAGCTAATTTTTTTGCTCGTTGAATACATTCAATGTGGCCTATGTGTATGGGATCAAATCCTCCACTAATTAAAATAACTTTATATTTTTTTGTTTTCATAATGTAAAGATACGATTTTTTTTTCAGTTTTCCAAATCCCATTTGAAATTATTTCCAAAATGTCCCCATTCGGAGGTTTGAGCAAATTTAATATTTTTTAAATCTAAAAAATCAATAATACCATCTGGTGTTAAATTATACCCATCTACCTCATACAATTTTATACCAGTTTCATATTGAATTCCCTGATCATTTCCCTTTACTCTTTTGATTACAGGTTCTTTTGAATTCGGTACATAACTTAATTCAACCATACAATACTTTAACCTATGTTTATTAAGATAATCAATCGCAATCTTTCTTGCCATATACGAGGCAAATCTGTCAACTTTTTTAAAATCTTTACCACTATATGAATTTCCACTTATTGGAACTCTTGGACCATAATTATCCATTACATTTTTTTTTCCATTTGCTCCAGAAATACAATAATTATTAATAATTGGATTCAATATTTTTTCAGATACATTTAATAGACTTTTGGGTGCAATTGAATAGGCATATTCTTTAAAAAACTTATCAATTAATTCTGATAAATGAGCGGTATTTGAATTTTCAAATGAAGCATAAACTATAGCAGAATTACCATTTATGGTAACTTGTGTTATTCCATTATTAGGATAATAATTGTAAATAAATCTATTTAATTCTCTTGCAAATAAAAATTCAAATGGTAAATAAGAAGAATTATCATCTACAGCAAACCCTAATGCGATTCCATTTAAATTTGGAAATTCTGTAAAATTTGTTTTTGGTAAATTCTCTGAATATTTTAAATCAATGGATACATCAGTTATTTTACAAATATTATAAACTATATGTTTTATTTTCATTTTTTCTAATATAATATGTGAATTAACTTCTCCAGATATCCAAATTTTATTACCACACATCATTGTATTAATTAAACAGTCAGATTCAATATTATTTTCTAAAAAATTATCCAAAATAGTATCTGATATAATATCACATATTTTATCGGGATGTTTGGGTGAAAAAAATTCAGCAGTTCTCATTTTGTTTAATTATTTATACCTTTTAGTTTGAAAGAGGTGCTTTGATTTTAGGATGTGATTGATAACCTACCAACTCAAAACAATCAGGTCTATAACTCAAAATCTTTTCATTAAAAGTTTTTTCACCCAAATAATTTTTGACTGCAGCATGTAGATACCAATTTCTTTCAGTTATCGTTACCGATGGTAAATCAAATGGAGTTCTACGGATTTGTTCTTTCGCCTGTTCAATGTGGTTAGAGTATAAATGAATATCCCCCAAATTACCAATCAATTCATCAGGAACCATATTTACTTCCTTTGCAATAATCTCCAATAGTAATGCATAAGATGCAATGTTAAATGGTAATCCTAAAAATGTATCTACTGAACGCTGATTCCACATTAAAGAAAGATATCTTTTTCCATCTTGCTCTCTTGTATAACATTGAAATCCATAGTGGCAAGGTGGTAAAACCATTTCGTTTAAGTAGCCGACATTCCATGCACTAACCATCAATCTTCTACTATCTGGATTTGTTTTAAGTTCATTGATTAGATTTTGGATTTGATCGATATACATATACGCAGATTCATATATAGTTTCTCCTTCTTCAGTTTTTAATGTAGTTTCAATTCCCTTTCCAACTTTCCAACTTCTCCATTGCGCACCGTATATTGGTCCTAATTCACCCCATTCTTTTGCAAATTCTGGAATGGTTTTGATTGTCCTGATAAAGGCATCTTGTGGTAATATCGGATGAAATATATCGGCTTTATTTTTATTAAAATAGTTCTTATAGGCATCACCATCCCAAATATGACAATCATAATCTAATAAGAATTTGATATTGGTATCACCTCTTAAAAACCATAAGAGTTCTGTCACCATAGTTTTCCATGCCATTTTCTTTGTGGTTAGTAATGGAAATCCTTCACTCATTTTATGACGGATTTGACGACCAAATACCGATATAGTACCAGTTCCGGTTCTATCTTTTTTCTCTACACCATTATCCAAAATGTCTTGTAATAATGATTGATATTTTCCGTCTATTGTATTCATAATACTTTATTGTTCCTGTATTTAAAATCATTTTTTAAATAATAAAGATGATTAAATTGATTTAGTTCTAAATAAGTTTGTATTTTATTTACATCATTACTTTCAAAATAAATTCCCTCATATGTTATTTGTAGAAAATTTTTAATTTTTTTTATTTTATCAGAAATATCACTCAAAAAATTTTTATTTAAAAAAATATCTACAAAATTTTTTTGAACCCATCCCTCATCAATATTGTAAGAATTTGTAAAATTATTAGTTTGTTGTGCTTTTGTAAAACTTATAGCAGAATCAAATACATCTTTTCTAGTAATAGAAATTTTTTTATCAAAAAAAGAAAAAAACTCATTTGTAGTAAACATTTGATTCCAATCCCCATAATTTACTTTTACAATTATATTATTTTGCATTAATGCATCATATAATTGATTATTATTTTTTATTGAACTTTGTAAATGAAAATAAAATGGTTCATGAATTAAAGTATAATTTAATTCTTTACTTAACCAAATTCCTAAATTTCTTGCACCAACTCTTGGTGCAGATAAAATTAATATTTTCACTACTAATATTTAAAATGTAGAATTTCTTACATCAACTAAAAAGTTTTTTAATTTTTGAAGTGCGTAAATTAATTTTTCATTTTCTATATCACCTTTTTTAATAAGAGTTACTAAATCATTTAAAGATGCTGCTGCAATATCAAAAGCATCATCTCTAGAATTTAAATAGTTTTCTGAAACATTGTGTTTTTTTGCGATTTGTTGTAAATTCATAATTGTTATTTTTTTATGTTATCTAATCTAATAATTTCGTTTTTTATTTTTTCATTCCACAGATTCCAAGTTATATTATCCAATAACCATTTACGATAATAAGGTGGAATGGATGCAACAGGTTTATTTTTGTATTTACCAAAAGTCATATATACTTTTTGAATTTCACCTTCCTCATTTCTTTTTTCGGCAAGATTAATACCACCTTCTAAATGTAAACCAATTTCATGTATAGGAACTCCTGTTATTTTCTTTTTATTTTCCCCATATAGTTCCCAGGTTCCATCTTCATCTTCTTTGTAATATAAATCCTCAACCTTACCAAATCGTTCAACAGAACCCACGAAATCAACTACTAAACAATCTTTTTTATTTTGGTGGATACGAGTACCTCTACCAACAAACTGATACCACCACGATATTGATGCGGTTGGTCTTGCAGTAATTAAACAATCTAACTCTGGATAGTCAAAACCAACTGTCAATACATTTACCTGAACAATAACTCTTAATTTTTGAGTACGAAATTCATCTATAATTCTATCTCTTTCACCTTTTGGAGTTTCTCCCGTTACAATCGCTGCCATAGGTATTCTACCAGCCAAACGAGTTGCCTGTTCAATTGTTGGAACTGCAACTAATATTGCCTTTCTATCTTCTATTTCTCTTATTTTTTTAACAATTTTATCTTCAATATTTTGATTCTCATATGCTTTAGCAATTGATTCATTAGTATATTCAGCTCCAGATGAATTAAAAACTAATGCTCCAGTATCAAAATCATAAGATTGATATTTTAGTGGAGTCCAAAATCCCATCTTTACGATTTCTTGAATTTGGGAGACATAAAGAATGTGTTTAAAAAAAGTTCCTAACTTGGAACGATTGGTTAGCATAACAAGTTTAGAATATGGGCCAGACTCACCCATATTTGATTGTAATTTCAATGGAGTTGCAGTCAATCCCAATATGTGAGTTGCTTTCATAGATTCTATAAATCTTCTTAACATACCACTCTTATCTCTTGGATATCTATCACACTCATCTATTATTACTTTTTTAATTCCCAATTCTCTAAATTTATTACCAATAGAAACAATTGAACCAATTGTAGCGTAGGTAACATCACCCAATTCTTTTTGGCCCATAGATGCAGAATAGATTGAGGCTTCACCACCAAAATATACAAACTTTTCATAATTTTGTTCAAGTAATTCTTTTGATGGTTGAAGAACTAAAACCTTTTCTCCGATTCCTTTTGCTATATGAGCAATGACAATTGATTTACCGAACGCAGTAGGTGCTACGATAATCGAAGGTGCCATTTTTGGTAATTTAAAAAATTCTATACCAATGGTTACTGGTTCTATTTGATTTTGCCTTAAATTCAAAATTATAAATTGTTATTGTTCATTTTTTATATGAAATTTAATTCTTTCGTTGAAAAATTATAATCAAATGTGATTGGGTCATTTACCACATCATATCTTAAATTACAACTACATCCATTAAAAGAGTATCCACCCCAATTTGTTTGTTTATAACCATATCCTTCGTGGATGTGGCCTGAAAAATGTAATGGTGTATCCAATTCTTTTAATCTATTGTATAAATCCACACATCCAACGTTTTCATTTGTTTTTGCAGTTCTATCACAATATCCATAAATTGGGCCGTGAGTAATTACAATATCGGTATCAAAGGGTATTTTATTCCATAATTCTGTTGAATCATATCCTCTATCTACATTGAATCCCCATCCATTACCAAATTTTGCTGAATATGGTGAACCCCATATTTTTATTTGGTCTAATTCTACATAAGAGTTTTCCAAATAAAATACGTTTGGGTTAAGACCGGTTTCTAATAAATTTTTTAACCAGCCGGGTTTTCCTTTAACCGGCGGGTTAAAGTATTGTTTTTTATCAAAGTGGACTGATTTATCTCTAAATAATTCATCGCTATCAAATGAAAGGTCGTGGTTTCCTGCTATAAATACCTTATTAACATATCCTTCTATTTTGTTAAACCAATCAATAAACCCCTCAACTTCATGTTTTCTACCAATAGATGAAATATCACCACTGTGAATAATCAAATCACCACCCGGCAATTTTTTATTTAATTGCTTGTGTTTATTATGAGTATCACTTATGTGAGTTATTCTTAATTTCATAACTATTTTTATTTTTACCTATCAGTTGATAAGCTTGTCACAAATTATTTTGAGCCTTTTCTATTTTATTTTGTATATTTTTGTAATTTTCTGCCAATGGGTGTTCTAAAAGATGGTCTTGGATATTCATCATAACAATATGAATTCTATCCATTCTAAATTATAATCATTATTTATATTAGAATTGTTTTTTTGTTTCTTTAATAACATCGGATACCGATTTTTGTGGATTCTCTTTCATATTTCGAATAGCCCTTATTATGAATTCTGCTAATTGTTTTTTCTTTTCCATTTTAGCAATTAACTCATTAAGAATATTTAAATCTTCATAAAATTTTCCCATATTGAATGATTATTAATTTTAATTGTTTGAAAAATTTATAAATGGTAATATTGCTAATTCTTTACCTTTTGCTTCTACCATAACATCTAAATCCAATCCGTAAGTGTTTGGTAATGATTTAATATATTCAGAATGTGCTTGTGGTTTTTCTTTTGAGTTCTTTTCATGTAATGCTTTTGATTCTGAATAATGAACTTCTTGTCTGATATCTTTGGGCCAGGAAGTGGCAGCAAGTTTAAGAGCCTGCTCTTCTAATAAATCGCCCGAACAAAATTGATGATGCAAATAATCAAATACAATAGGAATTCCAATTTTTTTATGGATATACATTAGGTCTTTAACTGAATACATTGAGGCCTTATCATCATTTTCTACCGTCAATCTTTTACGAACCGATGGTGATAATCTTTGGAAGTTTTCACAAAATCTATCCATAGCGGATTTTTTATCACCATAAACTCCATTACAATGAATATTAATATTATTGTAAGGGGTTTTTGATAACCCCATCATATCAAATATTAAGGCATGCAATTCTAAATCCCTAATTGCATTCTCAACAACCTTTTCGTTTGGTGAGGTTAATACAACAAATGGGCCAGGATGTGAGTTGATACGCATATTGTGAAACTTTGCGAAATCACCCGCCTTTTTTAATTCTCTTTTAATTTCTTTGTAATCTTTTAGTTGGGAGATATCGATATGGTCTCCCCACGGTATAATCGTTGATGATAAACGAAATAACCTAATACCATTTATTCTATTCCATTCAAGTATTTTAATGATATCTTTAGAATTAGCCAATGCTAAATCAGAAACATAATCAGCACCTTTCGCTTCAAAAGTTCTTTTAATCATTGCACGATTGGTGGTGACTTTTTTACCTATACTCATATTGATACACGCATAACCTAAATTCATACACTTTTTTTTATTTACAAATATACAAAATAATTTCCAATATACCAAATTTTCTAATAGGTTTTTTGGGTAAAATCATTTGGATATTGTTTTTTTATATTCAGTCAATGCATTTTGATTACCCCCACCAAACTTTAACCAATATGTTACAGCATCCTGGTCGTTAATCCATCTTTCTTTTTTATCCCAATCAAACCAGGGATGCATGTAATAGCGTTTTCCACGAAAAGGAGATTTCCACCCATGTGATTCATACCATTCTTTTTTTTCTTTTTCGGATATTACCCCATCCCCATCGGTATCTGCGGATTTTTCATCATCTGAAACTACCCCGTCCCCATCTATATCTAAATTATTTGTTTGTAAAGAATCTTCAACTAATTCGGAAATATTCCGAATTGGTTCTGCTAATTTTACATCTTTTGTAAAATCATCAACAGATACTTTGGATTCTTCTTTAGATTCTCCATATAGTTCTCTTTTTTCAACAATCTTCTTTTTATCCTCTTCTCCTTTATCTACTTTTGTTGCATTATTAAATGCAACTACAAGAGAAACTGCAAGAGGGTCAAATACAAATATAATAATCAGTATAAACCAGTTTATAATTTGATCCATAGGTTTACCCAACAATCCACTTAAATATTGTAAAGGACCTAATTCAGAACCCACTTCAGTATTTGTATCAATTTCCAATATTTGTAATTGTATAGATTGTAATGAATCAGATGCAACATCTCTTTTACTCTGAACTTCTTTACGGTTTTTTTCTTCTACACTAATTCGAGATTGAGCAGCTCTCAATTCAGTAGTTGATACTGAACTTTGTGTTATACCATTTTTATCAGTATATTGAATTTTTTGTGTTTTTGCAGATGATAGTGTGGAAATATTTTCAGAAATTCTTTCCAATTCTCTATCATATCTTGCAACATCTCCTTCCCAAAACTTTTCTTTTTGTTGTAAGAATGTTTTTTGTTTAGAAGTTATTGAGTATGTATTAAAAGTATCTTGAAAGGCTGCAGTTAGAAAACCATATATTCCTAATGATGTAATTAATACCAATACTAATATGGCTCCAACTAAATAGTATCTAAAAGCTTTATTTATTTTTTCCCAATAGTTGTAGAGATATCCAGCAACTATAATTTTGGCAACTTCTAATGATGATGCCATAAGAATTACAGATAAGGAAGCACCTGCAAATAATTTCGATAGTCCTGTTACCGAAAAGAAAGCAGCATTAAATGCGACAAATAACGCTGTTAATCCCAACAATAAAGTTCTTAATTTCATTTTATGATATATCCACTATCTCTTGAATATTAGATAAACCTTTTTTAGTTTCTCGTAGATATTTTTCTGCTAATTCTCTATCAGCAGGTCTTTCACCTGTTGTCATTTCTAAAACCATTCTTACTCTTTGATCAACAGATGATATTAAATCATTTATTTTATTTTTATATGCGTCTTTCATAAATTTTATTTTTTACCCTACCATTATAAATATATAGATAACAAAAAAGGGAAGTTTTACCTTCCCTTTACAAAAATTAAGTGCTAAAAAATTACAAAGAAATTTTTATAGTTTTTGCTTTTCTTTCATTACGTTTATCAATCGAAATTGTTAATAAACCATTATGAAATTTTGCTTCGGATTTAGTTCCATCATAATCTTTACCTAATGAGAAAGATAAATCAATTTCCTGAACTAATGAAGAAGAACCCTCTTCTTTTGAAGATTTAATCGTAATTTTATCTTCTACTGCCTCTAACTTAATATTTTTTGAATCATGTCCTAAAACACTTAAAGTTAATTCAAGCTTACCATCTTCTAATGTTTTAAGGTCATAATCAGTTACACAACTTTTATAAGTTGATGTTTTGTAGTTTGGTAATTCAAATAAATCAAATAGGGTTTTAAAGTTTGCTGTGTACATATATATTTTTCTTTTTTAGTTAACAATACACTATATTGTTCAACTTTTATACCACCATCAGTTTATTGAAAAATATTGACAATTTTACATTTACTTTGTAACAAATCGGAATTTTTGTCATAGTATGTATGACATTCTGTCATACTATTCATATATATCTTTTCCTGTAAGTGAGCCGTATAATATTTCGATTTGTTCCTCACTTGTACACAACCCCAATCCATAAGAATCTGCTAATTCGGTTACATAGTGACCTTTTTTAAATCCTAACTCTTTATACTCATCATTACAAGATGAAATTAACATCAAACAATCTTCATCAGGATTATCTTTTGGAAGTGGTAAAATAAAATAATGATATTTATATTCCTCAATAGTATCATCATCATAGTCATTTTCTTCGGTTTCGAATATTTTAGTCCAACCTTGTTTTGTAAATGTTTCTTCAGTTATGGGTGTTTCAGGAAATTCTATTATGTCTTCACTAATCATTCTAAAACTATTTTTAAAGTTTTTACTAATTTAGAATTGTAATTTGATGCCTGTACAATCATAGTATCTCCCTTCATACTATTGACAGGTGCTATCATAATATTTATTTCTCCATTTTTTCCACTATATGAAGATGGATTAATTGTTGGAACTAATTCATCTTTTGATGAAATTAATGCAGGTAATTTAACAAGTGTAAATTTACCAGTATAATAATTTATGTAAGTTTTGTAAATGTATGCAACAGTATCATTCTTTTTTAAATACCAATATAAATTACTTTCCCATTCAATTTTTTCAGCAGGATATGGTTCTTTATCGTTTACCAAAATTCTTCCAGTAATTCTATGAACACTTTGATTTTTATTTGGTATTAACTTCAAGTGAAAATAATCATTATTGTCTTTATAAAGACTATTAGTTCCTGTTTGTGTTAATACCGAATCTAATGTAAGTTTATAAATTTTTGTAGGAACTACTTCATCTTTTTTACTACAAGATAGTAGGTTAAATATTACAATAAATAATCCAATATACTTTGCCATGTTTTAAATTTATTAGGTTTACCATTTCTATAATCAGTTCCAAATAGTAGTAATTGACCTTTAAATTCTCCAGCTCCATTTTTAGTGGTATCATCAATCAGATAATCACCTATTAAAAGGTCTTTTCGGTGGGTAACGAACATTTTTTTGTGAAAAAGTGTTCCAAAGTAATCTTCAATCCAAAATCTTTTATCCGAAGATGCCATTGGATTACCCCACGGAGCGGCGGTTGCGATAAACAACTCATATTTTCCACTTTCATTAAGTTTGTTGATTGCATCAATTGCTCCATCAATTGGGGGAGCATTTCTAAATACACCTTGTATGTGATCTGGATTGTGTTTGTATCTATCCTTCAAATAAGGATGAAGTTCAAAAAACTTGTCAAATGCCTTTTCCAAGTTTACTAAAACGCCGTCCATATCAATGTAAACGATTTTTTTCTTTTCTATCATTTCTTTTTCCATATAACAAATATACGAATTTTTTTTTTATTTACCAAATTTAAAGGTCGTTTTTTTCCAAACTCCATCTACAAATTTTAATCCATTATATGTACCATCTTGATAATTTTCCGATATTATATCATCGATTCCATCACCATCAATATCGTCAAATTTAAATGAAGTCCAACCATATTCATCATTTAAACTATGTTTATAGTTTCCATCTAAAGATTCAATAAAAATATTTTCATCAATTACAAATCCATTATTATTATTTTTATAAAATATTATTTGTGATATCATAGGTATTCTATCTTCGCTTGAAGCCTGTTTCCCTCCTAAATGATTCAATGTAAATATATCCAATATACCATCATTATCGTAATCTTTAAACTCAATGTCCATAACCGCGGTAAATTTTGAGTAAGGTAAAGAGTATATTTTATTGTTTTTATCAAAAACTCCACCATTATTATAAACTATTTTTATGGGTTCAAATGGCCCATCTATAATTAAATCATTAAATTTATCATTATTTAAATCAACTATTTCATAAACTAATGGAGATTTAGTGTAAAAATTTAAATCAAAATCTTCTCTTTTTATAAAATTTCCCATACCATCACCATGCCAAATAAATCCAGCTGTAATTACATCAACATTTCCATCACCATTTATGTCTCCAGCTGCCCCATTATGAAACCAATATCTTTTTGGATTTGGAATATCATTAACATCATACGTTCCATCTGTTTTTCCTATTAATACTGTAAAATTACCTGTGTAGTTATTTTGAATTCTTTCATCAACTCCCAAACAAATAAAATCAGCTATGGCATCATTATTAACATCAGTTTTTAATATTTTGTGTGCATTAAAACCATAGGTAGATTTATTAAAATATTTTTTATTTGTTACTTCAAAATTATGATTATCACCTTTATTTAAAAACCAAATCAGTTCACCATCACCATTTGTTTCTGGTTTATGATATGAAACTAAAATATCTTGAAACCCATCTCCATTAATATCATGATATCCGTTTCCTTGACCATAAAAATTTTTTTGATTGACATCGTTGCTAAAAGTTTGAGTATAACTTTCATATCCCCAAAAAAATGATATACCTGATTTTTGATTTAAAACTGATTCTTTAAAAAGAGTGTAAGTTTTGTTTGGTTTAGATACAATTGGTGAAGAATCAATTTTTGTAATACTTTCTTTAATTGTAGGCGATGGTAGTTCTTCTTTTGTGCAACTAAATAAAATTACAATTGGAATAAAAAATAGAAGTTTTTTCATAATTTAAATTTTAAACATTTTAAGTGCGTTATATTTCTTTTTGTTATATAGTAAAGATACGAATAAATTAGGAATATTCCAAATTTTTTTTTTAAAATTTTAAAAAAAGCCCATTGATAATCAATGAGTTATAAAGTGTTGAAAATCAATTATTTATATTAATTTATTAGTATTAATAAATCTATAAAGCTCATCTGCAATTAAAGAGTAGCCATTCACGTTTGGGTGTTGTGCGATTTCAATAGGGTTAGGGACTTTATCTTCCCAAATTGGTAAATTTTTGTGAGTTTCAAATAACCAAGATTCTAAAGATTTTTTTCCAAACTCCCAATATCTTGTTTTATTGATTAAATGAGTAATATCATCTTCTTTATTAAGTTTTTGTATCATTAAATCAAAACCATCACACATTAAATAATTAATATCGTATTCTTCCAAAATTTTTTGTAAAAATATAATATAATTTTGATTAATTATGTTATAATAGTTTTGATTAAAAAGATTTGATAAAAAAAATCGTTTGTATTCCGCCAAAAATGAATTGAATTTCTCATCACCATACTGATATGATTCGATGAATTTTTGTGGCAGTTTTTCTAATTCCAAATTACCCCAACTTATCCATTCTCCTTTTGGCAAAAAAGGTACATAATCTCTTAATGTAGAACTCCACATTATAACTACAAATTCACCTTTTTTTATTTTATCATTTCTTACATCTGAAATAATTTCATTAAAAATAACATTATTGGCTTTGCCACTCCAACCGTTATTTACCATTTCTAATCCTAATTTTTTAGAAAGAAATAGTGGCCAACTATATTGATTTCTATAAAGTTGTAACTGAATTCTATCTTTTAAATTATTTTCGTATGGAAAATTTACTCCAACTCCTTCTGTCCAGCTATCTCCGTAACAATGTAATTTCATAAATTTTAAAAAATATTCTTTTTATTAAATATTTCGAATTTATTTTCACATATTAAATTTAATAATGAATTATCATTTTCAATTTTATACATAAATTTTTTAAATACTAAATTCGACCAATCCTTACACAACTCGTAATTTTCATCAAAATTTTTCATAAAATTATAAACAAATTTTGAAAACAATTTTGCATCTCCCTTACATTTACTTGATTCAGATAAAAAGGGATGTGGTGGTACATCTAATATTTTTTGAATCATTAGTATTGGATAATCATGTGTTGAAATAAATGGAATACCACTTAAAATAAATCCTATTGTTTTTTCTGAAAGATATTGTGATTTAAAATCGGTTTTTGAAT